AACGCCGCTTTGATATCGGCAGGAAGCCGGATAAACACCGGAACCAAGCCCGGATCGGTCTGTTTTTTTCGTTGCGTTTCAGTGTCTTGCATTTTTTTACCACTTTTTTTGCGATACCCTGTTGACGATACGATATCGGATATGCAAATGTCTAGTTGTAAGTTGAGCAACAAGCCCAACACCAACCCAAGGAGCAAGACAATGGCAAAGCAAATGAGCGAAGCGGCCCAGGTGGCCAAAGAGATCCGCGCAATCCTCAAGGCGAACGGCGTCAGCGGCAACGTGCGGTCGAGCAATTACAGCGGCGGCAATTCTGTGAGCGTTTGCTTTGCGGCCGATATCTGCCCGGAGGATTACGACAAAATCTATTGGGAAGCGGACAAGTTCCGGGCCGGTCGGTTCAACAGCATGGAAGATATTTATGAGTATCGGCACACCGGCGGGCCGAGCGTCGATTACATCTTCTTCCGCAGCGCAGAAGGTTACTCGATGGGATACCCGGAGCCGCAGGACGCGTGATTTCTGGTTCGGCCCCTTCGGGGGCCATTCTTGAGACCATGACAGCAACGGAGGAACACACCATGATCCGCATACCACGACGCTTCTACGACGACCACGTTGAGCGCGACCTTGAAGCGCCTGCGGTCTTAAAGGCCACGAAAGCTCACTACTGGATCGACGCGCAGTCGCCCCACATTGATGAGCTTCTGTCTGACGCGGACTATTACGCTGACAGCGCTGGCGATATGGACAGTCACTTGTTTGGGTTGTGCGCGTCCGCTCGTGCAACCGCGCGCGCCATCCGCGCCGCCGCCTAACACAATCGCCGGGACCACGCGCCCCGGCAACACAAGGAGGGAACGACATGGACACAGATGGAAACATGGCCGCGCAGCCGCGCTGGATCCCTTGCCCGGAGTGTGACGGCGAAGGCGTGGCAGCGTTCGAGGAACCCCGACCGGATCCGCACAACGGCGGCGAGCTGGTCGAGATCTGGTTGGAGTGTGAAAACTGCCACGGCCAGGGAGAGATCGAGGCAGACTTTTGGGATTACATGGACGACGAGGAGCAAGAGCCATGAAACAGTTGATTGAAGCCGCGCGCAACATCACCGCTGGCGACGTTCTCGGCATGGTGGCGATCGTGTTCATCATGTTCGGAACGCTCTGGGCCGGTGCCATTTTGGAGGCGATCGTGCAATGAGACAGCTAGATCTAAGCCACGTCGCGCGGTGGGCGGAGGAGATCCGCGCAATGACCGACGACACCGAAACGTTCCTGGATACGCTAGACGGCCAGACCGACGCGATCAATGTGCTGCGCCGCGTGGTGCTGGCACGCGCTGAGGCGGCCGCACAGGAGCAAGCCACGAAAGACCTGGCCAACACCTACCGCGAGCGAGCCGCCCGCCTGGCGGCCCGTCAGGAGCGCCTTAGCGTGTTTCTGGGCGAGATCCTGGACGCGATCGGGGAAGCCAAAGTCGCGCTAGACGTGGCAACCGTGGCGCGCACAAAGGGACAGCCCAAGGTCGAGGTCGTGGACGAGTCCGAAATCCCGACGCAGCTAACCAGGATCAAGCGATCGCCGGATCTTGTAGCAATCAAAGCCGCGCTCAAGAGCGGCGAGGAAATCCCAGGCTGCCGGCTCACAGCAGGCACGCCATCAATCACAGTGAGGATCAAATGACAAACGCTCTGACACTAGCTCCGCAGACCATGAGCGAGGCGATAGAATTTTCTAAGATGATATCATCGAGCGGCATGGTTCCGCAGGCATATCGAGGCAAGCCCCAGGATATCCTGGTTGCGGTGCAATGGGGATACGAAGTCGGATTGCAGCCGATGCAGGCGCTACAGAATATTGCCGTCATCAACGGCAAGCCCAGCGTTTACGGTGACAGCGCGCTTGCCTTGGTCAAAGCGGATCCGCGGTGCCGCGGCGTCAAGGAAACCGTCGAGGGCGAGGGCGATGCCATGACCGCGCGGTGCGTTGTGCGACGGGCCTACGGCGACGAGATCGAGGAAACCGAAGCGACGTTTTCGGTGGCCGACGCGAAACGCGCGAAGCTCTGGGGCAAGTCCGGACCGTGGACGCAATACCCGAAACGGATGCTGGCAATGCGCGCGCGTGGCTTTGCAATCCGTGACGCTTTCCCTGACGCCATGCGGGGAATGATCACGGCCGAGGAAGCCCAGGACTATCCGACCAAGGCACCCCGCGACGTGACGCCCGCCCAGGATCCGAAGCCAGAGCCAGAGCCGGCACCAGAGCCAAAGAGCAAGCCCAAGAAGGCCAAGGCCGAGCCGGTCGAGGATGCCGTCGAGGTCCAGGACGTGCAGCCCTACACGCTGCGCGATCACGAAGGCAACGCGCTCTCACAGTATGAGATCCACGACGAAGCGATCGCGCACTTGGTGCAGAAGCTCAAGCAATACGCCAAGACCAAGATCAATAGGTCCGGCGAATCCGTGACAGCAGAACAGCGCGCCACGCTCGCAGCGCAGCTAATCAAGGCCAATGAAAATATGATAGCGGATCTGAGCGCGCACGGCTTGGAACGCTGGCAGGCGATCGAGGACAAGATCTTCGCCGCATTGCAGGAGGAGAAAGAGGCCAATGGCTAAGATTGAACAGCGTCGCGAAGAAGTGGCAGGATACCTGCAACAGAACGATGGGCAGAAGATCCGGCAGCGCCACATCGCCGCCAGCCTGGGCATATCGCAACAGATGATTAGCCGCGTGCTGTCGAACATGATCGAGCAGGGCGCCGTCGCGCGCTCTCGCAACCTGGGATATCAGTGGAGGGGCGACGATGACTGAATACATTACGCAAGATCAGGTCGTCGCCAGGCTGAGAGCGATCGCCAAGACCGGCACGCAATCCAGCCTGGCCACCGAGATCGGGATCTCGCGCAGTTTTATGAGCGAGGTCATCAACGGCACGCGACCGCCGACCGGAAAGATCCTGGACTATCTGGGGCTGCAATCGCGCACGGTTTATGTGGAGGCATACCGCGATGATACCCCCGCGGATTGATATGTTCTTTACGATGTATGCCATCGCGGCGGCGGCCGTTTCGATGTTGGCTCTGGCCGCCATCGCTGCGATTGCGATTTACGTCAACAGCAACAGGCCGGTGCAGTATATCATCGATCCAGCCCTGGCCTGTGTCGCGATCGAGCGCGGGGAATGGGACGAAAATCACGGCTGCATATTACAGGAGATCTAATGGACGACGACACCCCGATCGAGGATCTGTGCCGACCGCTATCCGCAAAAGTCATGCCACGGTCAGCCCTTTTCAATCAGAGCCATGAACCCATGAGCGCGGAAGAAGGCATGAGGCGCGCGCGCCAGGCACAAAGCGAACGGTTTTACCGCAAGAAAAAATTAGCCGAGAGGAGCAAGGACAATGACACCTAGCAGGCACGCCGCGCTACGAGCGCACCCGATCCCGCCCGCGCACCCGGCAACGCTCAAGCTATTCCCAAGCGATCCAGATGTGTGCAGACGCTTGGAAGAATGGATGCTGGAAGCAATGCCGGCATACGCTCACAAGGAAAACAAAGCAGCATCCGCGCAGTTCACGGGCAAGCCCACAGACAGCATGAGCGGAGAAGAACGCAAGCGTTGTATGACGACAAGGCAAAGCCTCATCATGACAGCAATCAAAATCATGAACGGGTCCGCTTCATCTATCAATCTATCTCACCAGCTAAAGCTGCCCAACGCTAGCGTTCATCGCACGATCACCGATCTAATGATTGCCGGGAAGATCGAAGCAATCAATCCAACGTCGAAGCCAATCTATTACAGGGAGAAAGCCAATGACTTACCCGAATCCAACAAATAGGCTATTCGTTCACTGGCACGACAGCCGCATCACTGGCAAAGAAGCAATGACGCGCTACCCTGAGCCTCAATTCTTTATGCGCGCTCGACCCTCCATGACCCTTGATGAATGCAGAGAATACCTGCAACGCAACGCCGACGAAGCTGCACGCGTAGTAGACATGCTGCGCAGCAATGCGTCCTTCAAACAGAAGGCACCAATCCTGCACGTCTGCAACAAGCTGCACGACTTTCGCATCAGCATCGACATGCACGGCGGTGAACAAGGCAAGCCGTATTTGTGGGAGGAATAAAAAAACCCCCGACCGCTAGGGCCGAGGGAAGTAGGATACACTCAAGCACAGGGAATGCGGTGTATCACCGGGAGACCCCCGGCAGGTATTGCCGTCATCGGCAATCAGAGAGGCCAGCGCAAAGCGTTAGCCAGGTCGGCTAGGAGATGAGGCCAGCGCGATCGAGGGATCTCCGCAATCATCTCCCCGTCTTTGTATATCCGCAGGCTTTGCATAGACAGATGCCAGGAGATCACGGGCGCCATCCGCAAAGCCTTTCGCCAATCGTATTGTGAACCAAGATCTGACGGGCCGTCTCGCTTGTCAGATCATCCTGAACGCCAGGCCGGATCGGCTGCGCCCAATCGCACGATTCATGGATCACGCATCCACCGAGTAAGAGCCCGGTGCATATCGTCATCGCTAATTTGGCGGATCTCATCGTGAACACTGTGTGCCTCTTGCATCGCATCGAGCCGGCGTGACGTGCGCTCCGCCTCGGCCTGTTGCTTGCCCTCGCGCTTGCCGACAAGCCAGGCCGCTAGGATCGCAGCAATCATGCCGCCGATCGAGACCAGCCACAAGCGGATCCGCGTCATCGCGCACCCTTCCGGAAATCTTTAATCCGGTTCCAGAAGAACCAGATCCCAAACGCACCGAGAACGACGCCGGCGGCAACCGCGATCTGTTGCGCCTGGCCATCGAGCGCAGCGATCCCCGTGACGACAGACGCAGCACCCGCGCCGACCTGGCCGATCGACACCTGGCCCGTCTTGGTGGCCGCTGGCCGAGAGCGAGGAGCCTGGACACGACGCACGCCCAGCAGGCGATTGTTTGCATACCGGGCGATCGATACCGCGTTGCCTTGGTTGCCGCCCAGGACGAGGATATAGTCGCCCTGGATCCCGGCATAGAAGCCAACGTGCCCTTGCCATCCGTCGCGCGACCCGCGCCAGAACACCACCACGTCACCGGGCTGCGCGTCATCGAGCGAAACAGTCTCGCCCCATTCCAGATAGCTGCGTGCGTTGAGCCGTCCGGTGCCCTGAATCCCTACCTGAGCCAGCACCGCACCGACGAACGAAGCACACCAAGGCGTTTCGTCATCTTGCACAACGTTGCCAGTGGCCGCAGCAAACTCAATGATCTTCGGGTTGTGCCGGGCGCCAGGGTATTCTTCTAGGCCAAGATATTCATGCGCCGCTTCATAGATCGCCTGCATCAATTGGACCCCTTCGCGCGACTTTCCAAGAGCCGATCGAGCTTTGAATCAAGAGCCTCAAGCCGGCTCATCACGCGGTTGATATCCGCATGGACTTCGCCTTTCGTAATATATTCTTTGGCCATCTCTTCGCGCGTCCGGTTCAATAGGATTGTGACCCGCTGCAATTCCGCGATGTAATTGCGCAAGATCCAGCCCACAATACTGAGAAAGAAAGTCAGCCCCGCCGACCAAACAACGCTAAGATCTGCCATCACGCCCTCGATTTTTATGGCTTCGTCGGCCAGGTTATGTTGAAAGGGAAACCGGCTTGGGCGGGGATATCTCGCAGCGCCTGGCGGTAGTCAAGCCAGACCAGGGGGATCTGGATCCCAAGGCCATCGGCGGCATTTTGCTCAACCGCTTTTGTTACGATCCAATCCGATTCCGCCAGTAGATCGTCCCGCCGTGCGCGCATGTTGGCCGCGGCTTCATCTGTCGGCCTGGCCGAGACGGTCCAAGTTTTTTCCCACTTGCCACCGATCGAAACGAAACCGCCGTCCTGGACGCTTTGCAATTCCGGAACCGTGGCAGGCTTCGGTTGGATCGTGTAAGGAAAGATCTGCATTTCTGCCAAGCGAGCCTCCGGGATCACATCCGGAAATGATGTATTCGGATTGTCTGCGCGTAGCTGGCGCAGCGAGTATCGCGTGGGCTGACCGTCTATGATGCGAATAAAGTCCATGTTTAACTCCAGGCTGCGCCAACAAGGCAGGCTTCTGTGTTGGCCGTGGTCATGGTTACGGTCTGGCTGGTCAACTGCGTCGCTGTCACAATCTGACCAGCAATGCCACCATAGTCATAAGAGCCGCCGCCATCGTCTAGGCTTTTTGTATCTGTCACAGGTGACGAGAGGGTATAACCACTGCTGTTGTCTTGAGAGCCGCCAACGTAGAGCGCCACGCCATTCGCGGGGACTGTGAACGTGACTGCGCGAGACGTGACGCCTGCGCTTCCCCCATCCGTCCCTGTAGCAGTAGGCGTGGCAGAGGTGTAGCCCGTCAACAAATACGCCGCGACACCTACGGAGCGACCCGTAACCTGTCCGGAGATGGTGACTGCGTAGCTGCCCGCCGTGACAACGCGCGTCCTGATTTCAGCCTGCGTCCGTTGGTTTCCATACGTCCCGGCGGTATCTTCGACTAAGGTGCCGGAGACGCCGCCGATTGTGGTGTCTGTCCAAGTCCGTTGCGAACCATTTACTGACAGGCACATGGCGATGAACAAACCACTTTCAGAAGCCGTGAATGGAGTGGTCGTCCACGATGAGTTGTTTCCATCGTCAATGAAGTCACTGCCAAGGTAAGTCAAAGTTGGACCTGAGGGGGCTGCACCACCAGCGCCTATTACTTTATGCCAAAGCATTAGGAACCATCCCCAACGAGCGCGCCGTAGAGCGTGGTCGAAACCTTCCACAAAGCAATCACGGTGTAGCCTGTCGTTGCAAGCGTAGGCGCAGAACCGGCATTGTTGACCCAGGTCATTGTTGGCCACGTTACGTTGAAGCCGGATCCGTCATCGATCATCAGCGTCACGGCCTCGCCGGCCGAAAAACCATCGGACGCGGTGACGTTGCCGGTGAGCGTAACGGTCTGAATTGAGCCGTTGTCCGGTTCGATCGTTACCGCTCCGGTCGTCGTCGCCCAGGCGTAAACATCTTCGTCAATCGTTCCGACAACCGTGGGATTTGTAAGCGTCCCGCCGCTGGCCGCAACCTTTGCATCAAGTTGCGTTTGGATGTTGCTTGTCACGCCATCCGTGTAATTCAATTCAGCCGTCGTAGCCGTCACGCCGTCCAGGATATTAAGCTCTGCGGTCGTGACCGTGGCACCGTCAAGGATATTAATCTCGGCCGCCGTTGCGGTGATTGCTGTCAGATCCGATAGCGTGACGTTGCCGCGAATATAACTGTCAAGCTGCCCGCCCGTCACCTTCTTCGATGTGCCGCTTTCATTGACCTCAAACTCTTGTGTTCCAAGAGCGGCCGCCGCGGCCGTGAGATCTGAGATTTTTACGTTTGCCATGTCATCGGATCCTTAGCCAGCGCGAACCATCATGCCGATATATTGCGACCGGGATTTTCCATTCCCCATCATCATTAACATATGGCACAAATATTTTCCATGTCCCGTTGTCGTTGTAATAGCTATCGCTTCCGAACGGCAGGCGCGATGCCAGCGCAGTGAATGAAGATGTGCCTTCGTTTTCCGGATATTCTACAACGCGAGCGTCCGAACCCTCCGTGATCCTAGTGTCGCCCGCTTCTGTTTCTCTTGGCGCCTCTATGATCCCAGAGAAAAACAAGCCCTCGAATATGCCGCTTCCATCCGACGAGAACGATCCCGCTCCGCTCATGGACGCGGATGTAAACACAACCTTTAGGCCCGCCGCAGAGAGCGCGCCGTTGCCGGACAGGCTTGCAGCCCCCGCAACGATTAGCTGGCCGCTTGAGGATAGCGCCCCATCACCCGACAGATCCGCAACACCTTCACCTTGAAGCGCGGCCTGGGCCGAGATCGATCCAGTGCCGCCCAGGCTTATGCTTGCCAGCAATGTGCGCCTGGCGAAAGCCGCGATCGATCCGGATGCAGAGAGAGATACGGATCCGCGGAACCCGCCCGTTGCGATTATGAACTTGGATCCCGCGCCCGCTAGGCTGGCCGAGACATTCCGCGTCACGCTACCAGATGCAGCGAAGGATCCGACGCCGGAGAGAGAAGTCGCCGCCCCCCGGATCTTCGATCCCGAAGCCGCAAGAGATCCGGCGCCGGAGAGAGATGTCGCCGCCAATTGTATTTTTGCTGCGCTGGCAGACATAGATCCGGACGCGGAGAGGCCGGCCGCCGCGAGAACCAACCTCTCCGTTATCCGGAAATCAGACGCCTCGGTGATCCTAGAATCACCGGCCTCCGTTATGCGAAAGCCGTCAGCCACCGGCGCGCCCCTTATGCAATCGTCAGGTCAAGATCCCCGATCGCAAATTGCAGCGAGTCGCCGTCGCCAATCGTCTTAGACGCAGCAAGAGAGCCGTGCCATAGCAGGTTGCCGGATGTTGACGCATCGAAGATACCAACATGCGTGACCGTGCCGAACGATCCACCAGATGCCGTAAACGTCACCGCACCCGTGTTGCTGGTGGTGCCGGCTGGGCTGCTGGCCGCGGCGAACGTCACCGCCTGGCGAGAATAGCCAGATCCAGAAACCTCGGTGCCACCACCGCTGTCGCTCGGCGCTGCCGTGTAGAGTGCAACATACCATGCGGTCGGGCGCGTTGCCGATCCGTTTGTCATCATCCAATCCAGGATGAGCTTTTCCGCGTAGTCTGAAAGGGCTGCCATTGGAACCTCCGTTAATTGGCGAGCTTAAACCAGAGATCCCCATCGACGCCGCCGGTAGGGCTGGACGTGCTGACAGTGATCCGTTCTGCGATCGTTTCATATGCGATCGGATCCCCGGTCGTTGCATCGAACGCCAGGTATTTACCCGCGCGAACTGACTTCGCCGGGATTTCAAAACTGCCGATCACATCGCCAGCACCAGCGCGCACCGCGCGGCTTATCTTTTCGTCAAGCTGCTGCAACAGTATCAGGATCGAATCCAGATCTTCATTTATTGCAGCGGAAAATAATGACTCGCCAGCCTCATAATCGCTTTCACGCTCAATCGGCCGATCGCCCAGGATCGTAAGCACGTCTGCCGTGACAAGTGCTGTGCCGTCTCCGGATCCCGTCAGCGTAATCGAGCCAGTGCCGTCTGCATTTGTGCTGACCGTGTATTCGCTCGACAGGATCAATTCCTCGGCGTTCTTTATCACAGTGATATCGGTCTCGTCCAAAATGTTGAACGTGAACGCGAACGGACCCAGGCCCGTGTTGCCGGTGAACTGAGCTTTTCGCTCGGTTGCTGTGATCGGAATATCAACCATAATGCGACCCTTATATCAGAGAAACCTAGCGACCCAAAGCGGCGCCGAAATCCGGCCCGCGGCTTGGCCTGGATTGTCCTGGTCTCCACCAGTATTCTTGCCCGCGCTCGCGCGCATACCGCCGCTCCAGCCGGCGCATTCTCTCGGCCGCCCGCGGGTCAACCATCATCTGCACTTGGTCCGTAACAAGGCGCTCAAGGCCCAAGCGGATATACCAGAGAGAAGATCCCGGCGTGTATCGTGCCGCGAAGTTTACCATCTCGCGCCCAAAGTTTGTATCCTCGCCCGTCACAAGCTGCAGGATGTTGCCGATCGTCAGGTTGCGTAGATCGTTGGCCAGGCCCACCACCGGGCCCGATACCGTCTCGGCAAGACCGCCGCCGAAACGATTGGTCTGCGAGAACATAAAGTCACCAAAGATACCAAGCCCCCCGCCTTGCAGTATTGCCGCGCCCCAGAACTTCGGATTCTCGATCGGGTTCATATTTATCGGATCACGCCCCTTGGCCACTTCCTTTAGCTGCATGGCCAGCGCGCCCATGAGGGTCGCCGTCACGAGGAACGCGCCGAAATACTTGCCTCCTGCCGCGACGCCATTTAAGGAAAAACTGCGCGCGACGTGCGTGTTTAGAACAGTTACCGGAAAGTTTTTATACATGGCAAAGGATCGAGTCACCTCGCCCGCGATCGTTCCGGGGCGGACATTGCCGGTGAGCGCCAAACGCCCACGCATCGATGTAGACGGCACCGCGAAGTTTGTTTCTGTGTTGACCATAATCAGGAGCTTGTCTGCGAGATCGTCCGCCATCCGGGGATCGAGATCTGTGCGCGCGGCAATGTCATCGGGCCGCAAGAATGTGGCGCCGTTATACTCATAAAGATCTGTGGCCCGCATCATCTCCCATCGATCCGCGCCGATCTGATATCGCTCCAAGGCCGAGCGAAGTTTGGGATCTAGCTGGTCAAAGGTCTTGCCCACGTTATCGGCAAGGGATCCGAGAAGCTGCATCCCAAAAGACCACCGCCCCGCCGTTGTCCAAGGCGACAAAAGTGACGCGCGCATGACCGCATCCGAGATCCGGCGCGTTATCTCCGGGCCCGACATATCGCCTACAAAGCGCATCTGTGCCGCCGCGATCGTGGTGTATCCATCTGCTATCAGGCCGAGACGGATTGCCATCTTCGCCCGCTCGCCACGCGGAAGCTGCATAAGCGTCCGAAGGGTCTAGGAAATCGTGCCGACTTGCGGAAGCCCGTTGAACTGGCGCGTCATACGCTGAAAGTTAAGATCCGTGACGGCCGCCAGGCTTGCCGATCCAAGCTGCGCCGCCTGCAAAAGCTGCCTGGTGCCCGCCATCGTATAAGCCACGCGCGTATCCACCGGACTATTGTTTCGCCCCATGAGCGCGCCATAGAGATCGTCGATCGCCACCGCTTTTGTATTGGCACGGTTCTCCATCGCGGCATCGCCGGCAGCCGCCTTGCGGATTGTCTGCTGCAAGAAGGTAATTGTCGAGGACGGGTTTGGCCCAAGCCGCTCCATCATAGCAATGTCCCGCGCCATCATGTCGATGTGGCCGATCATTGTGTCGAACGGATCCGGATTGCCAAAGCGATCGTTGTATTGAAGCCAAGAATCCGCGTTCTTGAAAACCAGAAAGCGATGATCCGCGCGCCGCGCTGCAACAGACTTACCCCCGCGAACGCCACCCGGCCGCACCTTGCTCATGCCGTCTGTGCGGATCGTCTCGTAAACGTCGCGCAGCGCAAGCTCCAGCCGATCCGGCGTGAACTTGAGCCCGGTGCGCTCATCGATCATGCGATCCGGATCCAGGCGAGGCAGGATATAATTGCGCCACTCATCATATGGCACCGCGCGCACGCGCTCTGTGCTGTGTGTCTGGGGAAGCCCCCATTTCTCGCGCTTGGGAATTGCGCCGCCGGCCGCATTGAACCGTTGCCGCAGATATTCCGCACCCCGGCCCCATGCACTAGCAAGCTCGCGCGCGCCCGCATCCCCGGTGTTTTCACCGAATGACTCACGCACAAGGTTTTTCATCTTAGCCTTGTTTCGTGTCCGGCCCAAAATATCCCGCTTAAAGGTCGTCAGGAACTCATCAAGCTGTGATGTGACGCGCCTGGTGATCGCCTGCTGGATCTGTGACACGCTTGGATATCGGCTGTAAACGTCTTGCTCCAGCATCGCCAAGGCCGCATTGCCCATCTGCCGCGGATCTCCGTTACGATAGCCTTGCATGTCCATCGTTAACCGCTTCCACGACTGGGCCTGCAAGAGCGTTCGGCGCTTGCGCTGGATTGCCTCAACGCGCGCAGCCTGGGCCGCATCGGCCGCCGCCTTTGTCTGTGCTGGGCCCGGCCCCATCTGGCGGTTGTATTGCTCAACCAGATCGTCAAACAGGGAAAGCGTCTCGTCTGCTTTCTGCTGAGAGATCTGGCCGTCAGTGACGCCGCCCTGAATACAGTCTCGAAAGCTCATCGTGTGCAGAACCCTAGCCGGTCGATAAAGGAATCTTCCTCATCGAGCATTGTTTTCATATCGCGCAGCGTTGTCGTTTGCGCGACCACATTCCCCTCGTCGTCCACCAGCGCGCCGATCGGGATCTCCTCGTCCAGATCTGCCCCCGCAAATAGATCCTCCTGGGCTCGCGCAGTCTCATCAAACAGGCCGCCCTCCGGTGGCGCCTCCTGTCCCCCGCGCATGCCCTCTGCGCCGCGCCGCTCGGCAAGCTGGCGATCGCTGATCCGCTCCGCGCCGGGAATAACCATTTGCTCGCCCGCTTGCGTCACCTCTGTCATCGGGATCGCTGGCTCTGGCTCATCGGCTCGCGCGGGTGGCGCCTGCCCAGGCACGTCCTCCGGGAACATCTCCCGCGTCAGGTCATCCGCTTGCTGCTCGACGGCTGGCCCGTGTCCTGTGGGCTCGTCGAATCCGGCGAGG